GGTACACAGCGTCACAGATGGCGGTAGCGACATTTACTATCGCGATCAATCGTCCGGTGAAATCTGGAGAGGAGCAGAAGGCAGATTTCCCGCGGATTACGGTATTCGGAAGGCAGGCGGAGAACTGCGAGAAGTATCTGAACAAGGGCAACAGAGTTGCGATCGAGGGCAGAATTCAGACCGGAAGTTACCAGAACAAGAACGGAGATACTGTCTATACGACGGACGTCGTTGCTTCAAGGGTGGAGTTCCTGGAATCCAGAAACGCTGCGCAGAGATCATCAGAGCAGCAGAGACAGCCCGCGGGTCGGACGGATCAGAGGCCAGCATCAAGACCAGCGGAGACGCAGATGGACATGACCGGAATCCCGCCGGCATTTGAAGAAATCGAAGATGATGTTCCATTCTGATGGGAGGAAAGCATGAACAAGGCGAAACAATTTTTAAGCAGATATCTGAATATCACGGAGCACCTCAGGCAGATGGAGGAAGAGCTGGAGGCACTTCGTCAGGAAGAGGGAAGCATCAGCATGCAAATTGATGGGATGCCGCACGGGACGAAGCTGTCAGACAGAACTGGGCAGATGGCCGTCAGGCTTGCGGAGATAACTGTGGAGATCATGGATGAGAGGACAAAGGCAATTGAGGAGCGGAATGAAATCCGTAATGTCATTCTCCGTGTAGGCGATCATAATCTGTCACACATCCTGAGGCGCAGGTATATTGATGGCAAGACGTGGGAGGAGATTGCCGTGGAAATGAATTACACGTATCGATGGACACTCACACTGCACGGAAGAGCTTTGGAAGAAGTGGATCGGATTCTGAAAGAAAGCATATAAGTTCACATTGAGGTTTGATATAATGTAAATGGAAGAAATCAAAAGACCCTTCCATATATCTTACTAATCTCTAATCTAATAGGACATTGGCAGCAAGAGAGACCACGGAAGCGTGGCCTCTTTTGTTATTCCGAAAGTGAGGAACTGAGATGGAGTCGAGGAGAGCAGATCGCATTGGCCCGCACAGAAGAGTTTACGACAAGAACCGCAAGCGGGTTCTTGCGTCGCAGGACATCTGCGGAATCTGCGGCAGACCGGTGGACAAGTCACTGAAGTTTCCGGATCCGATGAGCGCAGTCATTGACCATATCATTCCGGTGAACAAAGGAGGATCGCCGGACGACATCGACAACCTTCAGTTGGCGCACATGTGCTGCAACAGAGCCAAGAGCGATAAGATTTTTCTGAGCGACAAGGTCGGAGAGCAGAAGAAACCGGTAAAAGAGACGATTACAAACAGGAATTTGCCGCAGTCAATGGATTGGACAGCGTACAGGCCATAGCACATGAATAAAATGAATTTCTATGCATAAAAGGGGGCATGAGACCCTCCCCGTGCTTGCTCCGTCGTTCACGGCGTCCACTGCACAAAAAAACACACGATAGCATTTTTATACACGGTTTATTTTTATACACAAAGGAGAATCATGAAGGGAATTGAGTATCTGAAAAGAAAACTGAACGCGAGGAGAATGCGCGTACTGTTGCGTTACAAATGCTACGAGATGAAAAACGGAAGGCTCGACCTGGGAAGACTGATCCCGCCGGAGCAGGCGGTAAAGTATAACAGTGTTCTGGGATGGTGTGCGAAGGCCGTGGACACGCTGGCCGACCGGCTTAGTCTGATCGGCTTTGAAGATGACACGTTTGACTTCATGGGGATATTCAACGATAACAATCCGGATGTGCTGTTTGACAGCGCGATTCTGTCGGCGCTGATCAGCAGCTGCAGTTTCATCTACATCGCGGACAGCGGAGACGGAACGCCGAACCTGCAGGTGATCGACGGTTCGAATGCGACGGGAATCATTGATCCGACCACAGGACTGCTGCAGGAGGGATATGCAGTCCTCAGCAGGGACACGGACAACCAGAAGGTTCTGAAGGATGCGTACTTCAGAACGGGAATCACCGTAGTTAGAGATTATGTGGAGTGCACGCAGGAGGAGTTCATAAGTCACGCTCCGGCGCCGCTGCTTGTACCGATCATCTACCGGCCGGACGCCAGACGCCCATTCGGTCACAGCCGGATTTCCCGTTCCTGCATGAACTTGCAGAATCAGGCGAGAATGACGCTGACGCGGGCAAATGTCACAGCAGAATTCTACAGCCATCCGCAACGATATGTGCTGGGTCTGGACGAAGATGCGGAATTTGACAGCAACAAAGCGTCTATTTCCTCATTTCTGGCATTGGACAGAGGCGAGGACGGGAGCAATCCGCAGATCGGTCAATTTACACAGCAGAACATGGAGCCGCATATCAGCCAGTTCAGGATGTACGCGGCAGCATTCGCCGGTGAGACCGGACTGACAATGGATGATTTAGGATTTGCAACAGAGAATCCATCGTCAGCGGAAGCTATCAAGGCAAGCCATGAGACACTCCGGCTGACCGCCAGAAAAGCGCAGAGGACATTCGGATCCGGATTCATGAATGTGGGATATCTGGCGGCGTGCCTTCGGG